CGGCGTAGATGGCCGCCACAAGGGCGATGACCAGCACCACAATCCAGGTGATGGGACAGGCCAGCAGGGCCGCATTGAGCCCATACTGAGCCGCAGTCTGGGCAAAGGTGGCCCCGGTGCTCATCATCAATGCCGCTGCTTTCACGCCCTCAGCCAGCGCCATGGCGGCGTTGATGCCGTTGGTGATGAGGGCCACGGCATTGTAGGCGATAAAGGCGGCCACCAGGCCGTAGACAATGGGGCTTATCCAGCTCCAGTTGTCCACCACAAAGGCGGCCCCGTTGATGAGGAGGTCCAGCACGCCGGTGGCCACCGTGGCCAGCATGGCCAGCCCGTTGATGGCCCCGTTGATGACCGTGTTAAACTGAGCGCTGTTTGCCACCTGGTTGAGCCGTGTGAGCACAGGGTCAAAGGCCGCCAGGGCCGTGTTTTGCATCTTGGTGGCAATCTGGGCCCAGGTCAGGGGCATACTTTCAAACTTGGCGTTGGTTTCATCGGCGGCGGCAAACATGGCGTTTTTGACCACCTCAGCGGTGATGAGGCCCTGCTCCGCATATTGCTTGATGGAGCCCTCCGCAATGCCCATGTAGCTCTCAATGGCACGGGCAATGCCGGGGGCGTTCTCCAGGATGGAGTTGAGCTCCTCGCCCCGGAGGGCACCGGCGGCCATGGCCTGGGTGAGCTGGAGCATGGCGGCAGACTGGCCCTCCGCCGTAGCACCGCCAATGACAAACTGCTTGTTGATTTGTTCCATGAAAGCGATGAGCTCATCATTGCTTTCAAAAGCGGAGCCCGCATTGGCTCCCATACTGGCGATGGCGGAGGCGGTGTCCAGATAGGCGGACCGGGACCTCTGGGCAGAGGCCATGATTTTTTGCTCCAGGGCCTCCACAGAGCCCCCGTCATCCACAAGGAAATTGAGGCGGGCCGTGGTGCTGGTCATCTTGTCAGACAGCCCCAGGAGCGCTTTTATACCGGCTCCGGCGGCCAATGTGGCCACAATGCCTTTGACCTTGCCCAGCAGGCCGCCCGCAGCATTGGTGCCGTTGCGGAGGCCCTTGTTGAGGATTTCCTCCTGCTCTGCCGCCCGGCGGTAGCCCTCCGCCATTTCATCCACTTCACGGTTGGCCTGCACCAGCGCCGCTCTGGCCGCCTGGATTTGCGCCGTGTCCACAGCACGCCCGGAGGCCCGCTGGACCTGCTCAAAGGCATTGAGGGTGGTGTTGAGCGCCGTGTTGATTTTTCTGAGCACGCCGCTGATACCGTCATTGAGGACCATCTGAGATCTGATTGTTGCCACGGGTTCACCCCCTCTTTTAAGAATTAGGCCCCCGCCATGCAGCGGGGGCCCCTGTTACTTCCGTTTGGCTCTGCCTTTTCTCATCTTGCTTTTCAGCTCGGCCTCCCGTTTCTTTTCATCCTCGCCTCTCACTTGGATGGAGGCGATGACAAAAGCCTTTTCCTTGACGGGCAGGTCTAAAAACTTGGACGGCTCCCAGCCAAACTTTTGCAGGCAGAAATGGGCAAAGTTGGCCTCCGGGTCACCGTCCAGGATTAGTTTTTTGCCTCAGCCACCATGTCATCATCGGTCTTGAAACCGTTGACCTGGAAAACCTCCGTGACATAATCGTCAAACTCGCCGCCAATGAGCAGCTTGCCAATCAGCTCCTCCGGCTTGGCCACGCCCCAATCATTCTGGAGTGCGGCGTTGTTGAGGTCCGGGAACACGGTGCAGCGGGCCGCCACCTTTGCCTGGAAAGTGTAGGTGTCAAGCTGCTGGGTGTACTGGCCTTTCTTGCCGGGCACGGGGACCTGGCGGATGCAGGCGGAGCGGATGCGGGCGTACTCATCGGCGGAGATGCAGCAGATTTCCCACTCCATGGGCTTGCCGTCCTCCCCCTTGATACGGGGGGAGGCGGCAAACTTGTGGTTTTCAATCTGCTCGACATTGGCACGCATGAAAGCGGACAGGTTACTCATGGATTTTTTCCTCCTTGTGTGTTATGCGGCCTTACATGTAGGCCGGGTTGGTGTACTGTTCGGGACGGGTAAAGCTGTCACAGTAGCCCTCAATAGACTGCTCGACAAAATCACCCTCTGCATTGAACATGGACAGCAGCACATCACCGTCCAGGATGCAGTTGTTGTAAATCTTGGTGCTCCGGCCCACGGTGGTGGCGGGGTCATCGTTGGAGGTCTGGATGTCAAAGGTGGGCATCACGCCGGTCTTGATGAAGTCCTCCACCACCTTGTCAAAAATCTCCGTGCATTTGTAGATGGTCATGGAGAAAGACAGGGCAACGGTCTGGGCCTTGTGGCCCACCACAACACCGCCCAGCTTGTAAACCTCAGCGGTGTTGACGGATGCCGTGCCCTCAAACTCCTTGGCCATGAGCATGGAGTAGCGGGTCCCGTCAATGGTGACAAAGCACTCCGCAAAATTGGCGCTTACAGCGTCCTGGGTGTTCATGGTCGGCTTGGACATTTTCCTTTCCCTCCCTTACTGGATAATCACGCTCATGTAGAGCTGGGCCATGGCGTTGATCACATTGAGCCCGTTGACGATGCAGAGGACGGCTTTCTTGCTGTCACCCTGCTCACAGGTCACAATTTCCGGGTCAAAGTTCTCCACGGCCCGGATGTCATCAAGCTGCTGGATGAGCTTGGTGATGTCCCCCCACAGGGAGGAGCGACCAGAGGCGTCATTGGGCACGGTGCCCAGGTACTTTTGGCCGAACAGCACCGCCACATCATTGGCAATCTGGTCACACACCCGGATGGTCTGGTTGCTCTGGAAAATCTCCCCCTTGGTGTCGGACAGGGTGAGCAGGGTGTTGATGTCCTCCAGCACCCGCACATCACCATTGACATTGTGGAAGATAAACTTGCCCGCCTTGAGGGCCGCCTCCAGCTCCGCCTGGGTGTAGTCGGTGTTGATGGTCAGCTCACCATCATACTTGAAATTGGTGAGGGACTTGTTGACCGCACAGCCCGCCTCAGCACCGGCCACCCAATACACCAGGGAATGGGTGGGCACGCTGGCAATGGTGGGGTGTGTCACGGTGTTCCACACGCCAATGATGCCCTCATAGTCCGCCGTGCTGGGCTGCCAGGCCACAAGCTGGAATTTACTGCCCACCTCATCCCGGACCCGGCTGCAAAACTGCTGATAGAGCCGGACGGTGGTGGCGTCCGATGCCGGGCAACACAGAGCGTTGTAGGCATAGGGCTCAATCTTGTCCAAAAAGGCTTGGTGGGCCTCGCCGTTGATGGTGGTGGCATCCGCCCCGTTGGTCAGAGGCATCCCGGCAGAGGCCTCCAGGGTGGCGTCCGTCTTGAAGTCCACCCAATCGTTGCTTACCAGAGCCTCAGCATCCTCAACGGTCTGGGTGTCAGCGGCCACGCCGTCCACATAGGTGGTCACATCCCACAGGTCCGGCTCATCCACATTGGCGGCCACCACAATGGTGATGTCGTTGCCTCTCACGCCGCCATACTTAGCCGTGGCCAGGGTGTTGGAGGCCTTGACGGCCCCGGAGCCCAGGCGGTAGCAGTAGACGGTGGTGGCGTGGGTGAAAATCTCCCGCAGGGGGAGCATCTTGGGGTGGTCGTAGGCATAGCCGAAAATGGTTTTGCTGTTCTTCTGAAACTCCCCGGAGGTGACGGCGAAAACCTCACCCTCCGGGCCCCAGCTCAGCTCAAAAGGCGCTGCCGCAAAGCCTCTGTCAGAGAGGGCCGCAGACGCCCTGGGCACACTGGAAAAATTGACATAGTAACCGGGCAGGACCTTGTTTTGGACCTGCCAGGTGCCGCCGCCCAGCGCCATATTAGTTCACCTTTCCTTTCATGTACTTCTCAATCAGCCCGTCCACCTCATTCAAGGTGTAGGCCTTGCCGTCCTCCAGCAGAGCCCGGATGAGGTCCCGCCGGTTGGCATATCGCTTGGAGGCCACAAGCTGCTCCTTTTTGTAAGTAGCGGCCCCGGTGGCCTTTTCGCTGTTCGTGGTCTTGGCTTGCGCCATGTTTATCCCTCCATTTCAATATCAAGGGTTTCCATGAGGACCGGCTCCTGGGGGATGTAGGCGTGGTGGTCATAGCTCACCAGCACATGCAGGACGCCCTCCTCAATGGTCCATTCGCAGTTGGTGCAATGGATGAGGTCCCCCTCCGGGGTGGTGATGTCCCGCAGGAGCATGGTGAGCTGATCTGCCACCTCGCAGCACTCCGCCACCCCCACCTTGGGGTAGTAGATGACATCCAGGGTGGGGGTGCGGAGAAACCGCTCTCCCACCTGCTTGCTCTGCCCGGCGGAGGGCATGACCACATTGAGGTCCCCAGGGTTGAGGCCCTGCTTGACATTCCCGCCGTGTACCTGCACAGCAGGAAAAGCGGCGTGCAGCGCAAGGCTCACGCCGTCATAGATGCTCTTAAAACTGATTTCAGACATTGAAAGCCTCCCGCAGCAGCGCCTCCAGCTTTTTCTCAATGACGGCGGGGGCCACCCGCTCAAGGTCCTTTTCAGACAGGGTGAGGAAATACTGCCCGGCCACCCAGCCGCCTCCGCCACGGGTGCGGTGTCCAAACTCCACATAGCTGGCGTAGTGGACAGGGTTGATGACCTCGATGTAAAAGGTCCGCCCCCTCTTGAAAACTGGCAGAGCGTTGGCGTAGGCGGCGGGGTCTACTTTCCCGCCGCCCGCCGCCTCCTGCTCGGTCCGGGCGGTCCAGCCCCGGCGCAGGGTGCCGCCCTTTTTTCCGCTGCTCCGGGGGTATTGCCCCACCGGGGTGCGGGGGATGACCAGGGCCAGCAGCCGGGCGGCCAGCTCTTTGGACACATCCTCACAAAATTTGTCCAGGTCCATGTCCTGGAGCTTTTGCAGGTTATCCCGTAGCTTTTGGAGCTGCTTGTAATCGACATCGCCCCACCGCATTAGGCCCACTCCTTGAACAGCTCCAGGGGGACCTCCTGGTGGCAGGTGTAAACGGCAGGTTTGCCGCTCCGCTCATAGTCACGGGTGACGCCGTTCTGGGTCACCGTGATTTTAGAGCCCTCCGGGATGTCCACGGACGGGTCAATATAGAGCGTCACCGTCTGGGCCACCAGGGCTGCCTCCTCGGTGGGTTCGGTGCTCTTGACGGTCTGGTGGGAAATGCGGCAGGGTAGGCCGGAGGCCGTCACTTTCTCCACCGGCTCCGTGCGGCCATTGGCAGGGTTGAGCACACCCTGCCGCACGGTGATGGTGGCCAGGCCGGTCCAGAGGCTCTGGATGGCCTTTTTGTAGGCGGCGGGGACTACCATCTCAGCCTCCGAAAAGCCGCCAGGGTGCTCTCTGCCGGGTGCATGAGCTGGGCCAGCATGGCGTCAAAGCGGCTTTCCGCATTGCTTGCACCATCGCTGGCCCCGGCAAAGGTCACGGAGATGTCCCCCTCCGTGATACTCTTGGCGGGGGCGTTGAAGTCAAAGCCCTCCAGCCCGTCAAGCCCTCCGGCGGCTTTCTTATCAAACAGGAAATGACCGGCCACCATGTCCACAAGGGTGTAAAAAAGAGGAGGCGGGAGCTTTCGGTGGTTGATGTTCGCCAAAAGCTCCGCCTCACACTTGCGGATGGTGTATTTAAGGCCGGTTTCGTCATCGTCCGTGACAGTGTAGCCCAGCATGGCCAGCCGGTCCACCACGGCCTCATACACGCCCTCCATGTCCTTAGCCTCTGGAGAGGATGCGGGCAATGGGGATGGCCTTGTGGGCGATGTAGGAGCGGTCCCCATCATCGCTCTCACCAGAATGGACCAGGCACCAGTTGGCACCGTTGGCCAGCTCTGCATCCGTGGGGGAGAGAGTGGTCTGGCTGGTCTTTTCGTAGGAGATGCCAAAGGGAGAGAACACCTTACGCTGGCGGGTGTAGAGGGTGTCCACGCCGCCGTCCGTCTTGGGGTCACGGGCCATTTCATAGGGAACCTTGGCACCGATGTCCTCAAAGCTGATAGCGCCCTCACCCAGCACATAGGTGGTGTAGCGGGTGCCGGGGACCACATAGCTGTCCGCCGCAGGGGTGCCCTCCCCAAAGTAGGGGGTGACCTCCGCCTGGTTGATCTGGCCAGCAGTAGCACCGGAGGCCTTGACCTGGAGCGCTCCCTCATCGGAGGCGCTGGCGGGGAAATAGCCGTCCTCGGCGGGCATCCCGTCATCCACCACAACGGTCTTGCCGTTCCAGGTGTAGAGGGTGAGGTCACGGGTCACGCCGTCCTTGTCGGTGTACTTGAGGGCGGTGAGCAGGTTGAGGTTTTCCAGGTTGGTGGCGGGGACAGAGTGCATGAACACAAGAGAAAACTTCTTCTTGCGGTCACCGCAGGCCTGGGCGGTGGCGCTGTTCATGGTGGTGGCCTCCATGTTGCCCGCCACCTCATAGGTGTGCTTGGCCACAAACTCAGCGCTCTGGCCGCCGGTCATGGCAAAGACGCCCTTGAGGACGGCCAGGATGGTGTCCTGGTCAATGTCCTGCCAATACTCGGAAACCTGCTGGGCCACATTGTCCATCCAATCAATGCCGCCGGTGATGTCAAAGGAAAAGTCCTTTTCGGTCCAGGCCTTGGCCCGGCCAATGACCACCACGCCCTGCTCAAAGGTCTTGGTGGAGGTGGCGGTGATGTCGGTCTGGCCGTCATAGTTGACAGCATCGCCGTCCAGCAGGCCCCGCATGGCGATGCGGGCATAGCCGGTGCCGCCCTGGGTGCTGAAAACCTCCCGGATGTCGGGGTTGCCCGCCAGCGCTCTGGACTTCCGCATTTCATTGAGGCGGGTGCGGGGGATGCGGTCCACCGCATACTTGAAAGCCTGGGGGTTGAAAGACTTGGCATCAAACTTGGTGTTAGGCATAGTTCAATCTTCCTTTCTGAGAATTAGTCGGTGTTGGGCTTGCGTTTGCGTTTGCGGCCCTTGGGGGCCTCTTTGGTGCCGGGGGTATCATTACCCTCCGGCTCATCCGCCGGGCTGTCCTGGGTCGCCCCTGTGCCCGCAGGGGCCAGACGGTCCATGACTTCCTGGACAATGGCCTCCGCAAGCTCCTGGGTCAGCCGGACGGCCAGCTCCCTGGCCATGGTGTCCGTCAGCTCTTTCACGGAGGAGATGTTGTCCGCCATAAACTGCACCACGGCCTCCTGGGTGCGGGGCAGGGATGCGGCGGGCTTGCCGGTCAGCTTGGCCGCCAGATTTCTCAAGGCGTCCTCAAAAGACACGGCCTTTGTGGGGGTTGTGATGTTTCGCATGTTCTCACCTCATTCCAGCTTGGCGTCCGGGTTTTCGGCCAGAAAAGCGGCCAGCTCGGAATAGGTCATCTCAGAGGGCTTTTTCCCCTCGCCGGGTTTCCGCCCATCTCCGCCCTCGCCGGGTTTCCAGCCGGACAGCTTGGACCCGGTGCTCCCAAAGAGAAAATCTGTGCTGGCGTCCTTTTTCATGGCCTCGATTTTGGCGGCCAGGGTGATGCTCTCATTGTTCACCTTGGCCACCACCTTGCCGTCCTCAATCTTGGCGTCCTTGAGGTAGTCGGCCAGGATGGCCCGGACGGCGGTGTTGTTCTTGGCTCCGGCGGCGGTGAGTTCGGCGTCCACGGCGGCAGTCAGGCGGATGGTGGCCAGCTCTTTCTCAAAAGCGGCCTTGTCTGCCTTGTTCTGCTGCTCCAGTTCACCAATCTTGCGGGTCAGCTCCTCGTTGTCGCCAGCGGACTTTTTCAGCTCCTCAAGCTGTTTGGCGTGTCCCTTGGCGGCCTCCTCAAGCTGGCCCACCTGGGCCTCCAGCTCCTTGACACGGGTGTTTTTGGCGTTGAAGTCCGCACGGGCAACAAAGTCCTTGCCAATCGCCTGGCAGGCGGCGGCATCCATGTCCTCCGTGTAAGCATCGCCAATGATTTCCTTGAGCCATAACAGTTTCATGTGCGTTTACCTCCTGTTTTCTGCTTTCCTTGTGTCCGGCCAGTCCCGGTATGGCAGCGCCCCTGTTGGTTTCCGCCGGGGCCCAGCGGTATTTGGGTATGAAAAAAGCACCGTGCTTTTCAGCACGATGCTTTCATCAACAGGTCAATAGAGGACATCCGGGCCGGGGTCCTCCAGCTTTGTCCAGATGTCAGGAATGAGCTTGCCGCTCTGGAGGTCCTTGAGCACCTGGTCAACGGTGGCATCTGCCGGGGGAGAATAGGCGTCATCCTCCAGCTCATAGACATATCCGCCACCGGGGTCACCCCAGAAAAAGCCCCCTCCGTTCTTTTGGGCATACGCCCTGGCGGCCTCCTGGAGCTCTTTGCTGTTGAAGTATTCAGCGGGGGTCATTAAATCATCCCTTTCAAAAGTTTCTCAAACTCCGCCAAAGCGGTGGGAAAATATTTCTGCATCAAAGCGTAGCGGTCAGCATCGAATTGAGCGGCAAACATGTGGGCAAAGGCCTCTTTCTCCAGCATCCCGGAATAAGTCCAGTAGCGGGTGACATGGCCATAGTTTCCACGGGCCTTGTTTCTGGACAGGCCGCCGCACAGATCGGAAACGGCGTTGTGGGTGGCGTCTGTCAATTCTTGCGCTATGATGGTGTAGGCATCCGTCTTTTTCCGGGTGCCGTGTGCTTTCATAGTTGCCTTGACATAGGCGTCAAAGTCAGCCCGCAGGGCGTTCCCAAAGTCCGGCGTCTGCATGGAGGTGAAACCGCCTCCAGCGCAGGACATAAAATCAACATAGTGGCCGTGTTCGTGGAAAAAGGTTGTTGCCGGGCCCCTGGGGTCCGTCATGTCGCTGGCGAAATTCATCTTGACCTTTTGGATGCGGCTGTCAAAATGCGGCGTACCAGAGAAAGCCCCATCCGCCACGGAGCCGGGCTGGACATAGCGCTCAAAGACGGCCTGGGCCGTCTGATTGCCGGATGCGTAGTGCTGCTCCAGGGCGTCCGTGTAGCCGCTGGGAGAGGCAGGCAAGCCCTGCATCACACTCTGGAAATGGGACGCCGCCTTTGTGGCCATTTTACCACTTGCAGGGGCAGTCTGCAAACCGGGTGTTGGACCCTGCACAAAGCTCTGCCGCCATTGGGCAAAGGTGGTGTTGGCCGGGACCTTTTGGGTGGTGCCGTCCGGGTTGCGGGTCCAGCGCTCCCCGATGCCCGCCATGTCCTCAAAATAGGGAGCGGTGCAGCAGCGGCACCAGGGATGAAACGGCGGAGCGGTGAGCCCCACCTGGTAGTCCGACATCTTGAACACCTTGCCGTCCAGCGCCGAACACAGCCCGCAGGTGTCCCGGTCAAAGGAGGCCACGATGGTGTAGCGCTCCACGCCCAGGGAGTTGAAACAGTCCTTTTGTGCGGCGCTGGAGAAATAGGCGCTTTCCGTCATCACCAGGCGGCCCGCTTTAGAGCGGGACACCTCAAACTGCTTGGCAATGGCGGAGATGGCCCGGTCCGGGGCCTCCCCCCGTATAATCATCTGGGTGAGCTGGGTGTTGACGCTGTTCACAAGGCTCTGCTTGTTGGTCCAGCATCTATCCCGGAAAGTTTGGCCGTCCGTGGTCCAGGGCCGGGAGAGGACCTTGGTGATGGTGCCCTCATTGACGGCCTGCATGGTCCAGCCCACGCCCAGGCCCTTTTGGATTTCATAGGCCGTGTGATAGTAGCTGCCGGTGTAGGTCTGCCGGGCCGCCCGGTCTATGTAGTCCAGTTGGTTGGAGTATAGGAGCTCCGCCTGCTGCTGGAGCTGGATTTTGAGGGCATCCAGCCGGGAGATGTGGACCCTGGCGCTGGCGTTCTCCAGCTCTTTCATCCAGGCCCCGGTGAGGGCGTTTTCCTCCCCGTGCTTGATGTATTCCTCCACCGTCCAGCGAAACTCCGCCAGCTCATCACTATTGAGCAGGCGCTTGGCATCCGCCAGGGTGATGTCATTGTTGGCGGCAAAGCGCCTGTACCATGTGGACATCTGCCGCTCAATCTCCGCCTGGGCGGCCCGGAATTGGGCGTCCAGGTTTTCCACATAGGAATAAGACTGGTCCAGCAGGGCGTCCTCCATGTTTTTCATGCGCTGGGCCCAATACTCAGCATTGCGCTGGAGGTTATTCCTCGCCATTGCCGTCACCGCCGTCCTCGCCGGTCACGGGATTGCCGCCCCCGTTCTGGCCGTTCTGCCGGTTGGCCATAAAGGCGGCCTGGTAGGGGTCCGCCATGGCCTCCTCCTTTTCGTCCTTGATGCGCTGGAGCTCCTGCTCCGGGTCGGTGACCCAGGGGTGCATCTTGACAATGGTTTCATCGGAGAGGATGCCCACGGAGTTCTTGCAGTTGTTGATGACCTCAGTTTCATTGATGAGGACATCCCGGTCAAAGATGACCTTGACCTCCGTGCCCTCAAAATTCCCCCGGCCCGTGTTGGCCAGGTGTTGGTTGACAAACCAGAGCAGCTCCTCCATGGAGGCTTGAAACTCCATTTCAATGCCGTTGGCGTCCAGGTCAATATCAGAGTACATGCTCTGTATATTCATCTGGTTGGGGTTGCCGCTCATGCGGTCATCCTTGGCGTCATAGCCTCTGGCGTTCTCAATGATGGCATCCTTGAGCAGGGAGAGCAGGACCTTGTAGTTTTCGGCGTTGACCTCAATCTGGAGGGTGTCCACGCCGCCCTCAGAGCCCTCATAGGAGCGGACCTTGATGATGCCGTAGGTGGCCAGGTTGGCCCGGAGCCGCCCCAGGTCCTCCCCGTCATAGTTCTTGATGACCAGGATGGTGGAGTGGATGTCCTCCTCCATCTGGTTGGCAAAGTTGGAGATGATGTTGTTGTAGGCGTCTTGCAGGCATTTCACCCTGGACAGGAGAGGGATTTCATGGTGGGAGCTCTTAAAGCACACCAGGGGGATGCGCTCCCAATTATAGCTGGTTTCCTTGCCTGTCTGGGGGTCCGTTGTGGTGATGTAGGGCCCGGACCGGGCAAAATCGTCCGGCTCAAGGGTCCCGTCATCCCGGCGGACAAAGCAGTCCACGCCGCCGCCGTGCATGACCTCCACCTTGACCACATCCCTAGTCTGCTCGGTTTCATCGTACTCCAGCACCACATAGACATGGACGGCGGCATCCAGGATGGTGTGGTCAGCATCCGCCCAAAAGGGCAGGACCTCATCCGCCGGAAAGCGCTGGAAAGCCAGCTCCCCGTTTTGGTCGTAGTAGGGAAACACCCAGCTCTTGCCGCCAATCCAGGCCCCCTCACCAATGTTGTGCATGGTCCGCTGAAAGCGGGACCCAAACACGGTGGAGAGAGCCGCAGCATAGGCCTTGTTCTCCGTGTCAAAGGAAAAAGGCCGCCCAAAAGAATAGTTGGTTTTCTGGTCCACCATCTTGGCATAGATGTTGTTGACCAGCCGGTTGTTGGGCAGGTGGTCCAGCACCTTGACCTTGCCGTCATCGTCCAGGGCAATGCGCTTGCGGCGGAGCACATCCTGGGCCCCGTCATAGTAGGCCTCACCCGCAAGCTGCCGCTTGCGCTCTTTGGAGCCCAGCCAGGCCGTGATTTCAAGCTCCAAAAAGCGCTTGTCCGTCATGCCCCGGCGGAAATTTGTGGCCGCCCTGGCCACGCAGTCATCCCGCAAATTAAGCACCACCACCGTGCATCACCTCCTTTGCTTGCAGATCGGATGGGGGGGGGATTAAATCCAATGGGCCGGGCCTTGCTTTTCTCCAGGGTGAGGGTCTGCCCAGGGAGCTCCACCTCAATCCGCAAGGTGCGGTATGGCAGGCGCTCCGCCCATTGTTCGATTTTATTCAACACATACTGCTGCTCAAACATGGCACACCTCAAAAGCTGAAAAGTTGCGGCCCAAAAATCTTGTGGACAAAATAGCGCACATCGTCCATAGCGTGGTCATTTTCCTTGATGGGCCGGTCCATGGGGGCCTTTTCGTCCCAGCGGTAGAGCCCAAACTCCCGGATGCAGTCCGTGCAGCCGGAGCAGATGAAGATGTCCCCGCTTTGGAGCCGGGTGGCCACATCCCGGATGCCGTCCAGGACGGCGTTGGAGGCCTTTTCCACATAAAAGCGGCCATGCCGCCGGATGGCCTCAATAAAGCTGGCCGCTGAGGGGTCCACGATGACGGCCCGGATGGGCAGGTCACCGGCCAGGCGCTCCAGCTCAAAATAGTGCTCCTCATCGGTGCGCTGGCGGCCCTCTTTGCGGCTGTCAAAGTAATACTCCCGCATACGATACCATTTCCCGGAGGCCCGGCCCCAAAGCCCCACGCTGGTGGGGTTTACGGTGCCATAGTCCACGGAGATGTAATAGCGGTCATAGGGCCTGGGCACATCCGGCACCACATGAAAGTCCTTGTTGAACATGGTGTAAATCAGCCCCTCCGCCACCACCCAGAGGCCCCGGATAAAGCGGTCATAAAACACGCCGGAGTATAGGCTCTCATACCTGGCCTTGACGGCGGCGGAGAGGCTGAGGTTGTCATCCATGGTGAAATGGAGGTGCAGCATGTTCCTCTTGCCTGCCTCCAGCACCCAGGTGAGATAAAACCAATGGCTGGGCCCCTCCGGGTTGCAGTTAAACCAGAGCTTGGAGCCCTCCACGCTGCACCGGGCACAGGCCTGCTCCACGAAAGAGCGGGGCATGAGGGCCACCTCATCCAGCAGGACGCCCGCCAGGGTGATGCCCTGGATGAGGGAGGCGCTGCTTTCATCCCGCCCGCCGAACAGGTAGAAGTTATTGGAGCGCCCGGCGGCGCTCACCACAATCTTGTTTTCGGTGCGGTATTCCCGGAAAGAGAACACCCCAGCCAGCCAGGTGGGCAGGTTGGTGGTCACATTGCGCCGCAAGCTCTCAATGGTCTTGCCGCACAAGGCAAAGTTTTGACCTTGAAAGCGGCACATGGCCCACATGATAAAGCCCACCGTCATGGCCACCGTCTTGCCGGAACGGATGGAGCCGTCACAGATGATGCCGTCATAGTCCCCAAAGCCCGGCCTATTCCACCAGGTCATGGCCAGGTTTTGCCGGGGGCTCAATTTCTGGTATCTCATCCGTGCCTATCTCCTCTCTGGTGCTTTCCTCAATCACCTCAAAGATGTTGTTTTCCTGTTCATTGGCGGAGCCGTTGTTGGTGTCAAAGACGCCCAGGTGCTTGCCCAGCAGCTCCAGGGCCCTCACCTTGTCGTGGAGCTTGATTTCCGTGCCATATTGGCCCTCCTTGATGGAGGCAACGGCCTTTTTCTTTTCCTCCGGCACCTCATCGGTGGGGGTCAGCCGGACCAGGCCGTTGTGGGTGATGGTTGCAAAGTCGGTGCCGTTGGCAAAGGCGATGGCGGCCAGCTCCTCCAGCACCCGCTCCTGGGTGATTTCCAGCTTGCCCCGGAGCTTTGCCTGGCGCTTTTGGATTTCAGCGGAAACATGAGTTTTATTGAGTAGTTCAATCGCAATCCTGGACGCACTCTTTTCACTATACCCCGCCCGCTTTGCGGCGGCGGTGGCATTGAGGTCCACCAGGTACTCATCCACAAACCGCTTTTGCTTGTCAGTCAGCTTTGCCACACTCACCACCCCAGAACATAGTAAAAGGCCGCCCTCCCCGCACAGGGGAAAGCAGCCCGAAAAATCATAGGTGAATGGCGGCAGGGGTCTGGTTTTCAGCTCCGTCACCCTGCCGCCACCCTCAAAGGAGGTAATACCATGATGAGGCATACACCCGCAGTTACATTGTAGCACACTATGTAGCGGACAAAACGGACAACTTGCTTTAGTTCCGTTCCAGATACCGTTGCACAGCTTTTCTGCATCCGTCTTCGGTATTCCCCCCGCCGATGCAGGCGGCCACCTGCCGCCAGGGGAGTCCATTGATAAACCGATAGGTGAAAATCTGCCGGAGGAGGCTGTCATCAATGCTGGAGATGTAGCGCTCCAGGCGGCTCCGCTCATAGAGGCATTGCTGGTGCTTGGCCTCAATAATGCCTCTCAGATCGGCAATCTCCGCCGCATACTCACCCACCTTGTCCTTGACGCCGGGAGTGTGAGGCATCCCGGTGAGGACCTGGGAGCCCGGCAGGGCCTTGACCTCCAGCTCTTGGAGGCGGCGCTTGTCCATCTCAATCTCCCGGTTGAGGTAGTAAAGCTGGGACAGTTCTTTTAGGGTCATGTGCTCAGTCCTCCGTTTTCTCTCCAGTCCACACCGGCTGGCAGTTGCCCTCACCCATCATGCACACCTTGGCGCACACCTTGCACGGGTCACCACCGGCCATGACAAAGTGCAGGTCCTTGATGGCCTTGTCCACCGTGCGCCGCAGGTCGGCCAGCTCCTCCAGGTCCTCCCGTGCGTAGGAATGGGCCTCAAGGCTGGCGATGTTCGCCGCCTGGTCCTCAATCTGCCGCTCCAGGGCCTCCATTTTCTGCCGGTCCACCTCATGCTGGATGGTCAGCCGGGCGTTTTCCCGGATGAGCTCATCACAATACACCTGGTCACCGTTCAAAATCACAGTTGGGTTATTCATGCCACACTCTCCTTTACCTTGCGTATTCTGGCCTTGAGGGCCCGCATGACAGCCTCATGGGTGTCTGCCCGGCCCCGTATGGTGGCCATGACATCCTCATCCTCACAGCCTTGCACAATGAGATAATGCACAAACACCTTTTCGTAGGGGGAGCCCTGCCGGTACAGGCGGCAGTTGCCCTGGTCGTTCAGCTCGAAACTCCAGTTTAAGCCATACCATACCACATGGCGGCCACCGGCCTGGAGGTTGAGCCCGTAGGCGCAAGAGGCCGGATGCACCAGCAGCACATCCACCTCTCCGGCGTTCCAGGCATCCTCATCCTCCACGCCCTTATACACCCGGACCCGCAGCTTGTCCGCCCGGCCCCGGTTGTACTTCTCCAGGCGCTCCAGGATGCGGTCCTTGTCGTGCTGGTAGCCGTAGAATGTGAGGCAATGCTCCCCATTGAGTTGCTCCAGCAGCTCCGTGTAGGCCTCCAGCTTGCAGTCATGCACCGGGACCACCTTGCCGTCATTGCCATACACGGCCCCATTGCAGAATTGCAGCAGCTTGCCCACCAGGACCCCGGCGGTGCCCGCCGTGATGATGTCCTCATCCACCTCCAGCAGCAGATCACGCTCAAACTGGTCATAGGCCTTTTTGGCCTTGGGGTCCAGCATGACCGGGATTTCATGTTGGATAAAGTCCGGCAGTTGCAGGTAGTCCTCCGCTTTCATGGAGATGCAGATGTCTGAAATGGCAGTCAACACGGCGCTCTCCGCTCCATCCTTGGCCTTGTAGGAAAAAATCTGGGTCCGGCTCCGCTGGTCCGGGTCAAAGTATCTCTCCCGGTAGGCGGAAAGCGTGGGCCCCAGACGGGCCCCGCCGTCCAGGAGGTACACCTGGGCCCATAGGTCAATCAGCCCCTTGGAGGACGGCGTGCCGGTCAGCAGCACCACTTTCTTGATAAACCGGCGGATGCGTTTGGCCGCCTTAAACCGCTTGCTCTGGGGGTTTTTGAAACTGGTGCTTTCATCGAAAACCACCATGTCAAACGGCCAGGCCTGCTGGTAGTAGTCCACCAGCCACTCAAAGTTTTCACGGTTGATGACATAGACATCCGCCGGAGTGTTGAGGGCCTTGATGCGCTTGCTGGCGCTCCCCAGAACGGTGGACACCCGGAGATGCTGGAGGTGGTCCCACTTAGCTGCCTCCTTGCTCCAGGTGGCCTCCGCCACCTTTTTGGGGGCCACCACCAGAACCTTGGCCACCTGCCAGCGGAAATACTTGAGGATGTTGACCGCAGACAGGGTGATGACCGTTTTGCCCAGCCCTGGCCGGAGAAACAGCCCCACCGTGGGGTCCTCCACCACTCGCTGGATGCAGTAGGCCTGGTAGTCATGCGGTATGTACTGCATCACCAAAAACCTCCCTCAGAAACTCTTTCACGGCGTCCATCCCATAAAGCACCCGGACATCCGCCCCCCGTTTCTCCAGCTCGCCTCTCTGCCATTTCTGGACCTTGGCCAGCCTCCCAATCTCGGTTTTCAGCTCCACATACACCGTCTTGCCAGTGGGGGTGATGATGATGCGGTCCGGCACACCAGGATTGCCGGGGGACACGAATTTATAACACAGGCCGCCGTGCTCTTTCACCTTGCGGACCAGGTAGCTTTCAATGCTGCTTTCTCTCAATCTTTTCAGCCTCCAATCGGGTCCTGCAACAATGTAACCTCGCGCGCGTACTTATGCGCACACAGGCGGTTTAGAGAATTTTTATTTTCTCTAATCCTCTAATTCTCTCTATTTTCAAAATCAATGGAAATGAATGTTGCAATGTTGCAGAGCTTTAAAAAGTCCAGTGTTTTCAAGGGTTTAGGCCGTAACATTGCCCGTAACATTGCCTGCAACATGTTGCAGGCAGATGTAACATTCAAAATGAATGTTGCAGGCAATGTTACACTAAATGTTACGCCTCTTTAGAAAGCCTCTCTGGGCTCCGCAGTAACCAAAACGCAAGGCGCTTTTGCTCTTTTCCCAGCTGCCAGAGGCCTCAATGATGCTGTTGATTTCCGCCGTGTCAGAGTAGCGGATGTCCTTTTGCTTGCCGTCCAGGGCCTCACACCACACCTCCAGGGCACACACCCGGTCCCGGTCCACCAGCTTGACCTCACCCTGCACAGCGCCGCCCCAGAACATGCGGCGGCGGTCCAGCGGCCAGCTCTGCCAGTCCTCCGGGACCTGCTTGTCCAGAAAGTCCATGATGATGCCCTCCCTGGTGCTGGCCTCCCGGTGCTCCTCCTGCTTTTGCTTGGCGGCATCCTCCAGCTCCCCTTTGAGAAAAAGGGGCTCTCCGGCCCTCCAGCGGACCACGGCCTCCGCCCATAGCTGGTCAATCTCCTCCGGCAGATCGGACCACACTGTTTTTGTGTGCGGGACCACACCCACATCCACCGGCCAAAAGCGCCGGTTGCCGGTGCGGTCCTGGAGGTAGTCAGAGGTGTTGGTGGTGCCGAAAAAGACACAGCACCGGGGCAGCTCCTTGACATGGCGGCCATAGGCGGCCCGGAAACGGTCCGCCCGCAGGGAGAGAAACTGCTTGATGCGGGCCACATCCGTCCGGCGGAAAGCGTCCAGCTCGGACACCTCCACCAGCCAGACGCCCTGGAGCAGCTCAGAGGCCTCCTTGCCCTCAAAGGTGCGGATGCTGTCATTAAACCAGCCCCGGCTCATCTTATCCAAAAGGGTGCTTTTGCCCAGGCCTTGCGGCCCGGAGAGGATGAGCATGGTGTCATACTTGATGCCGGGGACCATAGCACGGGCCACGGCGGCGGTGAATGACTTGCGGGTCACGGCCCTGGTGTAGGGGGTGTCAGCGGCTCCCAGGTAGTCCACAAAGAGCGTATCCAGGCGGGGCGTCCCGTCCCAGACAAGGCCCTTGAGATAGTCCTGTATCTCGTTGAAAGCGTGGGCGGTGGAGTGCAGGGAAAGCGCCCCGTCAATCTTGCCGTTGCCGGTGATGTGGTGGTAGCGCTCCATGTACCAGTAGAGGCCCTGGTTGTCGTTGTCATCCCAAAAGCGGCGGCCCGTCCGGGCGTCCCAGGGTAGGGCCCCCAGGACCTCACCACGGCCTGCAAACTGGTTGAGGGCAAACTTGCCTTTGAGGAGGGGGTCATGCTCCAGGATAATCCACACATTGTCAATGGTGGACTTGGGCAGGCCCGTTTGGGTGTTCACGGCCAGCTTGCCCATCCAGTTGGCGGGGTCCTCATCGTTGGTGCCGGTGACGCCCTCAAAGTCCTGCACGGCCTCCTGGTAGCGCTCCTGGCTCATCAAGGCGGCCACATCCTTGTCCTCCACGGCCAGCTCACACATGGCCTTGTAGGAGGGCAGGCGGTTGGTGGGGGTGCCCGGCTGGGCCTCATCATCCTTGTCCCCAAAGCGGTGGAGGCGGACCATATCAAAGGCATTGACCAGGCGGTTGCTGCACGGGTCGGTGGCGTGGTGGGAATAGAGGAATTTGCCGTTGTCATAGATGACAGCGCCGCCGGTGGTAGAGCCGCCCAGGTAGGTGTAACGGCCCGGCATGTTGTCCACCGGCTCATAGATGCCGGGGATGAGCTCATCCATGGCCCGGTAGATGTCATAGGTGCGGCAGAAAGCGCCCACCACGCCGGTCTTGCCCTCCGGGTCACCTTGCTTGACGGCCAGCTTGGGCAGGCTTAGAGCGCCCGGCACCTGGGGCCAGGCGGTGCAGTCGGTCCAGTCATCGTATTTGGCCAGCAGGCCGTTGGCAGAGAGCAGGGGCTTGTCTTTCCACACATAGATGTATTGGCTGTCAGCGCAGCAGGACGGCCAATACATGAGGCGGGACACCTCAAAGGTGGTGGGGTCCATGAGCTCCAGGCCTATGTACTCCGCCATTTTGCGGGCACAGGGCTCATACTCATCCGCCGTCATGGTCCTGTCCGTGGGGAGCAGAACACGCAGGCGGGGGGGCCGCTGGGCTGTGCTTACGGGTGGAATAGATGCAATAGCCGCAGCCCAGGGCCTCCACCCGGCGCAGGACATCTTGCGTGCCCCCGGAGGGGATGTTGTCCAGGTCCAGCGTGACCACATCACGCCCGGTCACGGCGTTGGCCTTGCGGCGGGGGCCGGACAGGGTGCCGGCCATGAAACCGCCCACATCCTTGAGGTCATCCTGCTGGGCCTTTTTCATATTCAGATATTCCGCCAGGGTTTCCGTGCCTCTGGCTGGGGTCTGGAGCCGGGCCCACAGCTCTGAGATGAGCATGGTCTGGGGCGTCCAGGTCATGGCCCGCCGGTTGTTCCCGGCGGATATTGTAATTTTGCGGTCATATTGCATGGGGCGGCACCTCTTACTCTGGGTTTTTCTGTTCCTGGGTGATGCGGTCCAGCCAGCGCCGGAGCTTTTCCGCCTCCACGGCGGCGGTGTTGTCCCCGCCCATGGCGGCATCCAGCACCTTGAGGCACAGGCGGACATCCCCCAGCTCCTCATGCAGATGCTCCGCCGCCTGGGAGTGGGTCACAGGCGTGGGGTTTTCGCCCCGGAGCGCTCTGGCCATTTTGAGCGTGGCCTGGGTCAGTTCGGCCAGCTCCTCAGCGCATTGCTCCAGCACGGCGGGCAAGCCGATGGCCCCAATGACCTGGTACATCTCAGGCTGGATGCCCACGGGCACCGCCCGGTCATCCCAATACTCAGAGGCCCCCACCTTGCGGGGGGCGTTCTTAAAGGCGGCAATCCAGGACGGCAGGCTCTCATTGATGGCATCAAAGTGGAGCCCCCAGCTTTCACAGGCGGCCACGGCCTCCTGGAGCAGTGGCCCCTCCCGGCAGGTCCAGAGGATGAGGCCAGCACCGGCCTCCTGTTCCATCTTGGCCCGGGCAATGACGCCCCAATGGGGAGCGCCGATTGCCGGGTACGCGTTGTCACACAGGCAGCCGTCAAAGTCAATGGCAATGGCTTTCATCTGAAACACCTCCCGGTCTTTTTGTCCTTGAGTTCGATGCGGGCCAGCAGCTCAAAGCCGCTTTCCGCTATGATAAACTTGAGCACCTTGATGAGAAAATTGACCTTTCCCTCCAGGGCGGCGTCCTCCTGCATGATGGGCCGCAGGGCGTTGTATGCGGTGGGGTCAGGGTAGCCCTCCGCATTTTCCCAGGGTTTAGGGGTCATCTCGCAGCACCTCCTCCTGCCATTTTTCAATATCAATGCCCTTTTCCTTGAGCTTGTAGCGCTCCGGGTAAAGGTCATCCATTTCATAAAATTCACGCATACGGCGGTGTTCTTTGGCCATGGCCAGGTAGAAGTCATGGAGCCGCTTTTCCCTCCATCCATAGCATTGGAATAAAGTCCAGAGGACCATGGTGTCCAGGTCCAGGGAGTAGCGCTTGTCCGCCTCTAAGCATTGCTGGTTTATCTCGTGCATCATGGCCTGCTCCATGGTCGGGGTCATCATCCCCCGGCCCAGATCGGAGAGCTTGATGTTGACGCTGGGGTCTTTGGGCACCTGGACGCCCTGCTTTTTCAGCTTGCGCCGCTCCTGCCTATTCATGGCGGCACTGGAGAAAATGCTCCGTGGGCTCCCAGTCCTCCATCACAAAAACGGTTTCCTCCGGTCCCAGGCCGTGGAGGTCACACACACAAAGTCACCCTCACCCAGATACATGCAATGGTCACAGAGGTTGGGGTCACAGGTCTTGAGCGCCGCCCGGCGGCGGTTCTTTTTGTGTTTGCTCATAGGTCAAAGCCTCCTTTTTCATCTCTCAGCGGTGGCAATCTCACCGGCACAGGCCGCATAACCGGCCAGGTCCACAAAGCTGTCCGCCTTGTCCCCGGCTTTGATGCGGGCCACTTTGAGCAGCGCCATAAGCATGGCCACATCCTTGGATGTGAACAGCGTGCCCATGTATGCGGTCCAGAGCTGGGCGATGAGGCCAAAGCTGTCCTCCGGGGAGCCATAGTCCTGCTCCCGCTCACCACAGACGCAGACACGGGCGGCCTCTAAAATCTCAGCTCTTTTCATTGGGCACCTCCAGGTCATCAAACACCACGGGGACCAGCTCCTGCATCCGGCGGAGCAGCGGGATGGCCACCTCTCTCATCTGGGGGTGGGCCGCCGGAGCCGTGCGGAGCTTGAAGAAATGCCGCCATTCCCGGAGGTTGGCGGTCATCACCACCTCCGTCTTGAGGCTGTTGGGCAGCACAGAGCGGGCCTCTTGCGGGGAGCAGCCAAAGGTGAGCATGTCAAAATAGGCGTCCTCAGCACAGCGGCAGGCATCCCGCCAGATGTCCCAGCCGGGCGTTCCCTCTGCCAAAAAGACAGGGCGGATGACGGTGATTTCCCGGCCAAAGCCGTCCTTGGAGTAGTTGCAGTAGCGGGTGCTCTCCTGGCAGTAGGAGGCCAGGCGGTGCCGGACCAGTTCATGGGACACGCCCCGGTCACAGGTAAACTTGACGGTGATGTTGAAATGCTCCAGCACGGCCTCATGGCCCCGCTTGATGATGCCCGCCACAAAGGCGGCGGCGCTGGTTTCGGTGATTTTGTCCTCAGACTTGTAGCACACCCGGCCACACTTCTCAATGTGGTTGAGGACGGCCTTGCCGTCCACCGGGGACATGATTTCAAAACTGGGGGAGATGATTTTCATGTTGGTGCCTCCTTATATTTTGGTTCCGCAAATAGGGCAGATGGTGCCGGTCAGCTTTATGCCGCAGTTTGGGCAGCGACAGCGTACAAGGTCAAAGCCGGTGTTGTTTTGGGCATCAGCCTCCGCAGCTTGCAGATTTTTAACGGCTTGTTCAAAATAGGTATCCTTGAGCTCTACGCCCAGGCCACGGCGGCCCATTTCTACTGCTTGATAAGGCACGGAGCCGATGCCGCAGAACGGGTCCAGCACAATCTCAGAGGGGGCGCTCCACAGGTCAATGCACCGCTCTATGAGGTCAAGCTGGAGCGGACAGATATGTTTTTCGTCCTTTTCATCCCGTGCGCTTTTACGCTGGAGGGTGTTAGACTGCCGTATGTCCATCCACACAGGGGATGCGTAGCGCTGCCATACATCCACAGGAAACTGCTCCGGGGTGTGTGCGATTGGCTCAGGGTTATCTCCAGGCTTGCGAAAAGTCACTACATAATCCGGCAGGCCCTGGCGGCTCATGGAGCTGTCTTTTCTAATCTGCTTATGTAGCAGGCCCAGGGCCTTAGTGCGCTGCATTTCAGTAACAGGGTTTTTCCACACGCACACCTCACTGTGATAGATGAAACCAGCGGCCACAAAAAGCCGGATGATGTCCCCACGAAAATCTTTCACGCCAATAAAACCATCTCTGCTTTTCATGGCGGGCAGGTTCATACAGTGGACGGATACCAGGCGGCCAGGCATCAGAACACGATACAGCTCATTGATGAGAAAAGAAAAATGTTGCTGAAATTCAGCATCATCCTTGCAGTTGCCCATGTCCCGGTCACTATCCGAGTAGGTGTACAGACTGGCAAATGGCGGAGAAAAAATAGAATAGTGGATGGAGCTGTCTGGAATACCCTGGAGAACCTCCACACAGTCACCCTGGTAAACGGTAAATCGCTCACCAATACATTGATTTAATACATTCATGCGGAAAATCCCTCCCATTTTGGAAGGTCCATAGCGGATGCCGGTGCGTACGGAGTTGCAATCCGGCAGGTGCTTTGGAGCTCTTTCTTTGTGATTTCTTTGGTTTGGGCAATCATGGCATCGTGCATCTTGGCGCAATCTCGCTCTTTTCGTTCAATGTTTTCTTTCACGCATCCCTCCCGGCTGCTAATGATGATGTAGACATCCACGGGTCTGGTCTGTCCAAAGCGCCAACACCGCCGGACTGCCTGATAGTATTGTTCATAGCTGTCAGACAGGCCAGTGAAAATCATGTTGTGGCACTGTTGCCAGTTCATACCAAAGCCCGCAATGCTGGGTTTGGTTACAAGGCAGTGATGTAGGCCCATAGAAAAGCCCATCATGGCGCTGCCACGGTGTTCTGCTTTATCGCTTCCTTTGACCTCCACAGCGCCATGAATTAGCTTTGTCAGCTCCTCACTTTCGGCGTTTAAGTCACACCACACCAGCCATTGCTCATTGGAGTTATTGACCAGATCGGCGGCAGCAGCACAGCGGAGAGAAAGAGTTTCTTTTCTGGCTTTGCGGCGCTCAGTCAGGGAAAGAGCCTCACCAGTGGGCGCTCCACCGTCCGCAATAATTTCATGGACCCGCAGCTCCGGTAAGTCGTAGCCCTCCGATGAGTAGCCCAAAGTTGCGGGGCTGTCCAGCACCACGGCCCAGGAGCCCATCCACTGCCAAAATATATCTTGTGCGTGGCCTTTCAGCCTCCATTTACTGGTCTGTCCACCATCATGGACAAAGAACATGGCCAGCATTTCAGAATAGGACATGATGCCTAAAAATTCAGAATGATTGCCCAGCTCCATAAAGTCATTGGGGGCGGGGGTGGCTGTGCAGGCCAGCCGGAATGGAGTGTTGCTGAAAAAATCAATAATCTGGTTTCTCACCTTGCCGGTGAAAGACTTGAGGATGCTACTTTCATCCAGGACCACGCCTTGGAATGAACACCCATTGAATTTATCCAGCTTTTCATAATTGGTAATATTGATGCCCGGCACCACATCCGCAGCGCTTTCGCACAGTTTGACTGAAATACCAAACTTTAGACCCTCAGCCACAGTTTGAGTAGACACAGCCAGTGGGGCCAGTATTAACACTGAGCCACCACGCTTTTGACAAATTTGTGAGCCCCATTCAAGCTGCATAGCAGTTTTTCCCAGACCACAATCCGCAAATATGGCCGCCCGTCCTTTGGCAAGAGCCCAGCGTACAATGTCTTTTTGGAATGGATAAAGCGCAGAGTTGAGTTGAGAGGTATCAACCTTGATGCTGTCATTGTGGATGGATGTTGTAGCTTTTGCGTTGATGAAGTCAATATAATTCAATAGTTTCACCTCTCAATCCTTTGTGAAGTAGTAGCCCACCCAGCCAGCCGCTTTGAGTGGCAGGTCAGGGGCCCAGGGGACCGGCTCCCCCATGATGGAGCAGACGGTGCCCAGCATGGTGTCCTCATCGGCAAAGGGGGCCACATCAATGACCACCTCATCATGCACATGGAACACCACCGGGAGCCCGGCGGCCTCCAGCCGGTCAATGGAGAGGGCCAGGCAGTCACGGGCAATGGCCTGCACGCAGTTCTCCACCAGCTTGCCGCCGTAGGTTTCAATGCGTTTCCACCGCTTGGTTTTCTGGTCCATGCCCATGTAGGAGATGGAGGGCCGCCCCCACTCGTTCTGGCCAATGCTGGGGCTGATATAGTAGAGCTTGCGGTTAGAGGGGAGCCGGATGGTCAGGCAGTCCACACCGTTGCCATAGTCGTACTCACGGGCCAGCAGCAGGCCGTTGACGCCCACGCTGCCGCCCTCGGTGATGACCTGGACGGCGGCATTGTCCATGGAATACCACAGGTCACGGATGCGCTTGTTGGCCTCCCGCCAGCGGCTCACGATGTCCGGCAGCTCCTCCTCGGTGAGCCCCATGTCCAGGGCTCCCATGGTGATGAGGGCCCCGGTGCTGCCTTGGTAGCCCAGGGCCAGCTCTGCCACCTTGCCCTTTTGGCGGAGGGCGTACTCCGGGCGGCCCTTTTTGATGAGCTCCAGGGGGACGCCGAACATTTGAGAGGCGGATGCCTCATAGATTTTGCCGTGGGTGCGGAACACCTCCAGCCGCCATTGCTCACCGGCCAGCCAGGAGATGACACGGGCCTCAATGGCCGAAAAGTCGGCATCAATGAGGACATGGCCCTCCGGGGCCACAAAGGCCGTGCGGATGAGCTGGCTGAGGGTGTCAGGCACGCTGCCATAGATGAGCCGCAGGGCGTCCAGCTTGCGGGCCTTGACCAGTTCACGGGCCAGGTCCAGCGGCTCCGTGTAGGTCCGGGGCAGGTTTTGGACCTGCACCAGCCTCCCGGCCCACCGCCCGGTCCTGTTCGCCCCGTAGAATTGGAGCAGGCCCCGGACCCGTCCATCATCGCAGACGGCGGCCTCAATGGCGTCATATTTTTTGGTGGATGTCTTGCCCAGCTCTTGGCGTATCTCCAGCATCCGGCTCACCTGTGGGCTGTTGTTGTCCCGGCCCAGCAGGCGGGCCACGGTGTCCTTGCGTAGATCGGCCAGCTCCTCACCAATCTCCTCCTGGAGCCATGTGGTGAGCTGGGCCACGCTGTTGGGGTTGGAAAGGCCGGAGAGCTGCATGGCCTCCGCCATGAGGGTCTGGCGCACGGTGTCCCCCAGATAGAGGGCCCCGGTGACCAGCTCCAGGTCCACGGCCACGCCCCTGGCGTTGATGATGAGGTCGGTTTCCCATTGCTTTTGCACCCAGTCGGGGACGGGGAAAGCGGACAGCCGCCGCTCAATCTCCATCTCGGTGACCACATCCTGCTTGCAGTAGGTTTTGAAAAGCTCCCATTTGGCGGGGTCATGCTGGGGCAGGTTGCGGGTCCGCTGGCCGTTGGCCTTGGAGGGCTTGCAGGGGACGCAGAAATAACGGATGAGGGCCTTGCCGGTGTTGAGCTTTTGCTTGTCCTGGGGGAGCCCCAGGGCCTTGCCGGTGGCGTCCAGGCCTGCCGTGTAGCCACAGTAGAGGCCGTGGAACATGGTGCAGCGCCATTGGTCCGGCGGCAGGGTGCCCATGTACTTGGACAGACAGCCCCACTCAAAGGGGGCGTTGTAGGCGTGCTTGATGTACTCCGGGCTGGTGATGGCCTGGACCAGCCACGGGGGGAGCGGCTCCCCCCGTGCCAGGTCGATGATTTGAACAGGCGCACCATCCACGCTGAACGCAAAGAGCAGGATTTCAAAGTCCGGGCTCTGGATGTACTTCTGGGCACCGGCCTTTGCCAGCGGCACGCTGGAATAGGTTTCAAGGTCAATGCTGAGATGGTGCATGTGTGGGCCTCCTTATGCGCCGAAAGCGGTGTCTTTGGTGTAGAGCTCCATGATGTTCTCCGTGTTCACGCCACGGGCCTCCAGCTCCTCCATCATGGCCTTAAAGAGCGGGGTGCCGGTCACATACTGGACCAGCTCCTCAGAGGAGAGGCTGGTGGCGTTGTGGAGGGATTTCTTGCGGATGTCCTCCCCGTTGCCGGTAGGGGTCCAGGCCTCCTGCTCCTCAAAGGTGGCGTCCTCAATGTCGTTGACCAGCATGGCCTGGACACGGGCGGGTTTCTGCACCAGCATCTTGACCGTGTTGAGCAGGTGGGCGGTTTCCATGTCCTTGACCTCAATAGCCAGGCCAAAGGCTCCAATCCAGAGCTTTCCATCAAAGCGGGTTTTCATCGGTAAATCCTCCTTTTGTCGTTATCACATGGGCTGGCCAGTGATGGGGTTGATGCCGTTGTTGCCGTTCCAGGGCGGGGTGTTGGCGGGAGCAGGGGCGGCACCGTAGCCGGGGGCCGCCGGGGCACCGTAGGCCCCAGGAGCGGCCCCATAGGCCGGAGTGGCAGGGGCGGTGGGAGCGCCGCCAATCCCGGCAAAGTCGGAGGCGGCGGAGGCCTGGCCGCTCAAGGGCTCCCCGTCACGGGTCTTGAGGACATTGCCCAGGCCGCAGCCGATGCCCTTATTTCCGCTGTTGGAGTAGCCGAAAAAGCGGATGGTGACCCGGCCATACATCCCGCTGTAAATGTCAGAGGGGGCCAGCTCACAGTTGATGTTGTCGATGCCTACCACCTGGGGCTTGTTCTTGGTGGAGGCGGTCATCACCCAATGGCCCTTGCACTCATCGCCAAAGGGGACGCCGGACTTTCTCACGCCGTCACCGTCCCAGATGGGGACGGCCAGCATGGGAGGCCGGGCACCGTTCCACACCTTGGTCAAGGCCTCCTGGGCGGCGGCCTGGATGGCGGCATCAATGTCCGCCTTGGTGCTCACATCCGTCTTGGGGATGAGGATGGTGACGGAATACTTGGGCTCACCGCCCTGCTTGGCGGCTCTGGGGGTGGTCAGATTGCAGTAGGACAGGCGGACCTCGCCGGTCAGCACTTTCATGGGGTCATTCTGATACATAGTCTTTGTTCTCCTTTTTGATAGATTGCCTTGTGTGTTGCGTATCAAAGGGCGGTGTCCGCCCATAGCGCCTTGATTTTCACCCAGCGCTCATGCCGGGCTTTGGCGGCCTTGACTTTGCGGGTCAGCCGGTTGTTGTTTTTGAGGGTTTCCACCACGGCGGGGTGGCGGCTCTTGGGGTTGCTCACCTTGCGCCAGCCGTCTGTAAATTCACGGGAGGCCAGTTTCCAGGCGTCCTCACTCTCCTGGATGGCTTGCTCCAGGTGAGCGGTCAGCCGGTCAATAGCCTGCCGGTTGTCAAAGTCCCAGCGGTGCATCAGCTTGAACAGCTTGCGGGTGTTGGTGATGGTCAGGTCACAGAGCCGGTCCAGGTAGATGTCCGCCCGGAAAGTGTCCGCCTGGATGTGGACCAGGGTGTCCGGGTCAGTGAACAGGGGGCAGCTCTCACAGCGGTCCCGATCTGGCAGGGCGGAAATGTAGCTCCTGGGCTCCGCCACCTTGTACTGCACGGACCGGGTGCAGCACGGGGACACGGGGAAAACCGGGTCATGGTCTTTGCAGTCCAGCGGGACAAACGGGCGGAGGCCGGGCCGGGCGTGGGCACAGGTGTTGTATTTAAGCATCTGCACCCACCCCGGCGAAGTCCGTAGCGGCGGGGCTGTACGCCTCCCGTTTGTCGGAGGCAGGGGCAAGGGTGGGCTTGCCGGGCGGCTTGTAGACAAAGCTGCCAATCTTCTCCTTAAAGTCAGCCTTGCCCATCAGCTCCTCCAGTTGGGTGAGGGTCTTGGGCTTGCGCTCGTAAACCATAGCCTCATCATAACCGGCGGCAATGACCGCCTTGATGGCCTCCTCCTGGTCAGTAAAGGTCCGATTGCTCCGGCCCTCCACCAGTTTCCATCCGGGGATGGCTTTTCCCTGTTTCAGGGCCTCGGTGGCATAGTTCTCAAGGTCCGTGTACCATTGGACCAGAAACTTGCCCCGATACAGGAGGGCACCGATTTCCTCATCAGAGAGGAGCGGGTGGATTTCCTCCCCGGTGAGCGCCCCGGTGTGGGAGTGCTCCTGGGGGACCAGGGCATCCGCCGGAATACTCCCGGCGGGCACACAGTCCTTGAAGTCCTCCAGGGCGGTGTTGATGTTGGCCCGGGCCCGGCATTGGGCCTTGCCACGGCAAAAGCGGCAATGGTCGCCGGGGACAAACTCCCCCAGGCCGGAAAAGGCTTTCTGGGCAATGGGCTTGATGCTCTCGCCCCAGGCCCGTAGCTCCTCAACGGTGATTTCATCCGTGGTGTAGCTGTCAAGCCGGGGCTGGTCAATGGTCATGCGGACCCGCTTGATGGTGTCCCCGAACACGGGGGCATAGCGGTGGAGAGCGCCCAGGGCGTAAAGCCGCATTTGGGGATTGCCCACGGCGGACACGGGGACACCCTTGCCGTGCTTGTAGTCCACGATGCTGAGGAGGTCGCCGCCGATGATGCAGCAGTCACAGGTGCCAAAGCCCCCCGGCACATAGTCCGAAAAGTCCACCTGGACCTCCACGGCCACGGTGGGGGCGGTGTCATAAGCCATGACCTGCTCCGTGATATGTTCCAGGTGGAGGTCCGTGGTCTTGTCCATCTCCGGGGTGTAGAGGGGGTCTTTTTTGAGCTTGTTGAGCCGGGTGTTGTAGGTCCGGGTGCTCATGGGGGTGCATTTCTTGGTGACCTTGAGCTCACCAATGGCGTGGGCCAGGCGGCCCTCCTCCGCATACTCGCTGGTGCTCTCCGGCAGGCCCTCCTCAAAGCGGGGGGCCGCCGTGCATACCAGCCAGCGGGAGGCGGAGGACGCCGAAAGCAAGGCATGTTTGACAGGGGGCATGGTAGCACCTCCTTAAATCTGAGCGCCCAGGGCCCGGAGCTCGGTGGCGAAAGCGCCGTACTGTTCCGGCTGGAGCTGGGTGACGGCCTGCACACCGTAGCGGCCCAGCAGCTCCAAAAGCTGCTGCATCTTCCCAGCATCCACCAGGGAGGCCCCGGCACGGGAGATTTGGTCCAGGGTGTAGGTGGGGGCTCCCGCCACGGGCACGGTGGGGGCCGGGGTGTTACCAGGGGCGGCAGATGTCTGGCCAGCAGTCGGCGCAGGGCTGGGGGCCGCCACAGGGGCCGCAGGCGCAGGGGTAGGGGTCTGGGTAGGGGTGACCGGCGCAGGGCTCACAGGGGCCGCAGGAGCGGGCGCAGGGGCCGGTGCCGGGGCGGTGGGATAGCTGGCCACCGGCAGGGGCTCATCCGGGGTCAAGATGCTGGGGTCCGGGCCGGAGGCAATGGCCTCCGCCAGCTTGAGGATAGAGGCGGCCAGATCGGGAGCCTCAACGGTGATTTTCATTTCCATCATGGATGTCATCCTCCTTTTCGTTGTCTTTGCAGTCACATTTTTCTCCGGGGTCCAGGTTGGCTCCGCAATAGGGGCAGGTCCAGTAGTAGGGCATGGCTCAGTCCTCCAAAACGCTTGTCCAGTAGTCAAAGCGGTCCATGACCTTGCGGGAGTGGTCGGTGGAGTATGTCCCGGCGGCCCATAGGTTTTGAGCGCCGGAGGGGCCGCAGTTGTAGGCCATGACGGCCAGTTCCGGGTCCCCGTAGGCGGTGAGATAGTCGGACAGGAACAGGACACCGGCCTCAATGTTCCCGGCGGGCGTCATGGGGTCAATCCCTTGCTCCAGGAGCCACCCATGGTTGACCTGGTTGATTTGCATGAGGCCATAGTCATTGGTGCTGCTGGCGGCATCCGGGTCAAAGCGGCTTTCCACATCGGCCACGGCCAGCGCCAGGGCGTATGGGACGCCGTACTCCTCACAGCAGGCCCGCATGGTCACCTGGAGGTCATAGTCCAGGAGGTTGCCGTCCGTCACGATGTCATCCCGCCAGAGCACCGCCTCCGTGGTAGGGCTGGGCGTGGGGGCCACGCTGGGCTCCGCTGAGGGCTCCGGGGTGGCGGTGCTCTCCAGGACCGGCTCCGGGAGGGTGGGCACCGCTTTGTCAGCGGCGCTCACCCCCACACAGTAACCGGCGGCGAAAATGGCGGCGCACACCAGCGCCAGGATGATGACCGGGCCATAATTGCGGCGGCGCTTGCGCCGGGCATGGCGGCTGGGGGCTCTCTGGCCAATCTCATGGGTGGTCACGGAGCTCACCCCTTAGTTGCCGATGCGGCGGAAAAGCTCCTCCGCCAGCTCTCGGACGGTGTACTGCTCCAGGGGGTTGGTGTCCTCAGCCTCCACGGTGAGGGAGGAGGAAATGAGGAAAGCGGGGCGGGACCCGTGGGCGTAGGCGCAGAGGTAGTGGTAGATAAGGCCATTGGAGTACAGCCCCATGACCCATGTGTCATCCTCATTGACCTTGGGGGTGCTCCAGGGCGTCACAGACCACTCAAAGCGCTCCGGCAGGGGCAGGATGTCATGGTACTTGCGGAGCTCGTCCAGGGTCAGCGGGGCCACCTTGCAGTCACAGGTGCCATACTCCGTGGAGCCGTTGAGGGCGGTGAGGTCCACGGTGCGGGTGATGACCTCATCGGGGTTGCCGTCCGTGAGGCTCCGCAGGTAGGGGCCATTGAGGTGGGCCCGGAGAGAGCTGGCGGCAAAGTTGTTGGAGCTGCCAAAGGCGTGGGTCATCTGGTCCAGGTGCAGCATGAGGGTGCCGTCCTTGCGGTGCTCCAGCACCAGGCAGGGCTCTCCGTGGTAGTCCACGGTCTTACCGGGGGCGATGTTCAAAATAGCGGTTTTCATTGGTATGTCCTCCTTACTGGTCGGTTTCGTCCTCATCATCGTCCCCGGAGATGTCGATGAGGTTTTCCGCCTGGACGATGATTTCAGACACAATTTGACGGATGGGCAGGCCGGTCTTGAAACGGAGCCGCCGGACCACTTTCTCCGCCTCCGGGGTGAGCCGGACGGTGCCGATGCACTCATCGGTGCTGGTCCGGGTCCTCAAAATAATGGGTTTCATGTTGTGCCTCCTTTGATTTGTGAAAAGCGGTGACAGGTATGGCCTCAGCGGCTCTGCTTTCCCCTCCGCTCAAGTTCCTGCTGCATCCTGAGCTGGGCAAGGGAAGCATCATACTGCAATCGCTGGTCCGGGAGGCGGACCCCAGAACGGCCCCGGTGCAGTTCCGTGTAGAGCGTGGACAGCGGCACATCAAGGGCCTCCGCCATGTCTTTGACCGTTTTGCCTTGCTCCCAAAGCTCCTGGAGCGCCTGCCGGGCCTGGAGCGTTGCGAAAGTGTAGCTCGCCATGTTCTCACCTCTTTTCTGCTTGCGGGCATAAAAAAAACTTAGCTTGCCGGGTGCCAGATTTTACAATCTGGACCCTGCAAACTAAGTGTAGTGGGTGCCATGCTAAAAGTCAAGAGAAATTTGCATAAGTCAAGAAAAAACGGCAATCAGCACAAATAAAAAGTGCCCTTATTGGGCGATTTCACAACAAAACAACATGGCAAGCCAGCCGGATGGGGTCAAGCCCATTCGGCTGGCTTGCTTTATGCGCCGTCAAGCGGACAGGAGCTCTTTCTCAAAGAGCATGGCCGCCGATTTCCACCCCAGCAGCTTGCGGGGGTAGTTGTTCACCCACCTCTCTGCCGCCCTCACCTCCTCCGGCTTTACGGTGTCAAAGCTGGTGCCCTTGGGGAAAAACCGTCTAATCAGTCTGTTCATGTTCTCATTGGACCCCCGCTCAAAGGCGCTGTATGGGTGGCAGAAAAACACAATGGTCCGCTTGCCCTTGCGCCGGTGGGCGGCCTCGATGCCCTCGAAGTCTTGAAACTCACAGCCGTTGTCCACCGTGATGCTCTTGAACAGCTTATAGAACAGCTTGCCAAAACGGCGCTCCAGGCTGTTGATGGCCTTGACTACGCTGGCCGCCGTGTGGTCCTCCAGGAGCATCACAATGCCCATGCGTGTCCGGCGCTCTGTGAGGACCAGGAGGGCTTTTTTGGAGCCCTTGCACCCCATGATGCTGTCCATCTCCCAATGCCCAAAGCTGCCCCGGGCCTTGACCTCCTGGGGGCGGGTTTCAATACTTTTTCCGTTGGAGCTCCTGGCGGCCTGCCGTTTACTGTTTGCGGCGTAGTGGCGGCGGCCTTTATTGTGCAGGTGCTCCGGTGTGAGCTGGAGGAAAACATCTCCCCGGTAGATGTAATTATAGAGCGTGTTTTCACATATCACGGTGTCATAGACCTCTCCGTTGTTTCTGATCTCCGCCAGGGCGGCCCCGGGTGCGAAGCCATGGACCATGACCAGCTCCTCCAGCCTCCGGGCCAGGGCGTGGTCCTTGCCAATTTTGAGGTCCCGGCCTTTTTCTTTCAGAAAATCCCTGTATCTCCGCTCTGCCACCTCCGGGCAGTACACCTCAATAAACTCATAGCCAGAGGTCTGCTGGACGCAAAGGCCCCGGTTGATCTCATAATAGATGGACCGCTCACACTTGCCCAGAGCGCTGGCAATAGCGGCTTTTGTAAATCCCTTTTTGAGCATCCGCTCCAGGGTCAGGCGTTGGTCCCAGGTAAAATGCTTTGCGTCTTTGTGGTTCATGCTGCACCTCCAAAAATGAGAAAAGCGGGGCGATGCCGCCCCGCTCTGATCTGCCGTTTATGCTGCCATGTACTGCTCCAATAGCTTGACCGTGGCCTCATCCGTCAGGATGTCACCCAGCTTGCAGTCAAGCGCCAAACAGAGCTTGAGAAGGGTGGCTAACTTGGCATTGTTGATGTCTTTGGCCCCTTGTTCATAGCATTGGAGCGTCCGCACATTGAGCCCAGTGGCGGCGGCCAGCTGGGATTGAGAAAGTCCAGCGGCCAGGCGGGTGTTTTGCAGTCTGCTGTTTTTCTTGGTGTCCATCATGCTCACCTCCGTTGCCCTCATTATACTACTTTAGTTGTATATCGTCAAGAAAAAAAGATGCCCGGATTGCTCCAGGCGTCTTTTAGTCCTCCGTCTTGCTTTTCCGTAGCCGGTCCGCCAGTTCCGCAAGGATGGCCACATCCCGCTCATCCAGGCCAGATACATTCACGGTATGTAAAGGCTCCATGCCCAGCAGATAGTCCGTTGAAACAGAGAACAGCTTGGCCAGGTCAACCAGAGAGGATGGGGACGGCGTAGAGAGCCCTTGCTCCCAGGAGTTGACGCCGTTCCTGGTTATGTTCAACCGCCGGGCAAGGTCTGCTTGCGTCCAGCCCCGTGCCTGCCGGAGTTCTTTTATCCGTTCTGCTATCACCAGCATCACCTCCATAATGTCAATTATATTGTGCTCTTTTGATATGTCATTGTCACTTTAGGCTCCAATACTTGACACAATGAGGGCTTAACCTTACAATGGAGATACAAAGGAGGCGATGCCGCATGTTGTTTGGCAAAAAGAAAAAGGACCTCCCCGCAGGGGTCCGCATGATGCACTATGAGGGCCTGAGAGGCTTTTCCCAGGATGGCCCGTGTTTTATGGAGCAGACTGAGGCCGGGCTGGTGTTCCAGCAGGTAAATGGCCCAGCTGCCACGCTCCCGCTGGAAAAGGTGACCGGCCTTGAAATGATGCCAGAGCGCAATTTCATGGCCCGGTATCACGGCACGGCGGCCACCACAGCGCATGGCAAGGCCGTCAAGTGGTTTGCCGTGTTCCATTACACCGCCCAGGATGGGGAGCGGATGCTGGCTTTTTGGTATCTTGAGCCAAAAACCGGAGATGCTTTTCGGGCGTTGTCCGCTCAGATCGGGGCAGCCGCCGGGGACTATACCCTGTAAAGAGAATAAAAAAAAGCCGGAGAGGTTTGACCCTCTCCGGCTTTTTTGCACTTATTCAATCTTTTTCTGGTCAAGCTGGGCAATGGCCTCTTTCAGCTTGTCAAAGCCAAACATGGCCGCATAGGCCACGAAAAAGCCCAGGACCACAGCGCCCACCACCGTGTACCAGACGATGGCCACGCCCTTGATTTCACAGTAGGCGAAAAAGGCCGCCGGGGTGAGGGCCATGGCGATGAGCACCGCCAGGATGTTGGTGGGCAGCTTGTCCCAGGTGAGCTTTTTGAGCACCTGCACCACAATGTTGGTGACAATCACCAGGACGCCCACGATGCTGAGAATGACGGACCAGTCAAAAATGTTTTCCATGATTTTATCCTCCCTTTTCTATGTTACCCCACAAGGGTGAGGTCCTTGCTGTTGACGGCGGCGGTCACCACGCCATTTTGGCCGATGACCACCCGGTCACCATCCACCTGGATGACGGTGTAGGTGTTGGTGTAGACGAAAGAGGCCAGGCCGCCGCCGGTGTAGGTCTTGGCCCCCTTGTTGACCTTGACCTTGGAGCCCACGGTGATACCGCCCTCCACCTGGATGTCAGCGGCGTCCACCCAGCCGTAGACGGTGGAGCCGCCGCCGGGCACCTTGATGAGGTGGTAGGGGTGCTTGGCGTTCCCGGCCATGGCGGTGACCTTGGCCTTGCCAGGCTTGCAGGCGGAGCCGTTGAGGGCGTTGGAGCTCACATAATGCTTGTTGCCGGTAAAGGTCACGGTGTCGCCCACACAGGCCCCCACGGTGCCCTCAGAGGGCTTGCTGGGCTGGGTGGTGCCCTGGGACCCGCCGCCGGTAGAGGCCCCGGTGTAGTCCACATAGGGCAGCTTGCCGTGCTTGGTCCACCGGCGGGGGTGTTGTAGCCCGCCTTGGAGCCGATGTTGCCCACGGCGGTGATTTGCACCTTGTTCTCCCACTTGGGGCTGCACTCCACCGCCAGGCCGTCCCCGATGTAGATGCCGATGTGCCCGGACATCCAGACGGCCTCACCGATGACCATATCATCCCAGCCGGTGGTGCTCACCCCGGTGCATTTGGTAATCATGGTATCAGCGCCGATGTCCGGCACCCCGTTGATGGCGTAGCCCGCCCCGCCGTAGGTCCGGGAGGCGTCCCCGTCCCAGCCCCAGAGGATGCCCTTGATGAGGCACACGCAGTCAAAGCCGAAAACAGGCGGGCTCTGGTTGGCCGCCGCCTTAATCATGGCGGTGCGGGTGGCGTTCTTGTTGTAGGAGTGGTTGTTGCAGTAGCGGCTCACATTGGAGCCGGTGAGGGGGGCCCCAAAGCACCCCATCACATACAAGGTCTTGTAGTTCTTGGCGATGTCCACGGCCTTGTCCACAAAGACCTTGGAGGTCATCTTACTCATTGCAATATCTCCTTTACTTAGTCTTTCAGCACGATTTCCGCAACACGGACAGCGACATCCGCACCATACTTGTCCGCAAATTGCTTGAGAAACCGTTGGGCATATTTGGCCCGGTTTTCATTCTTGGCTTTCCAGAAATAGAAACCGCCCCAGGCCCCGGTGATTGCCAGAGAGGTCCCGGCCAGGGCCGCCAGGGCGGTCACATCAAAGCCCAGATAGTTGGTGACGATGGTGGCCACACACAGCAGCACGGAAACGGTCACATGGGTCCAGATCAGCTTTTTTGAGGTATCTATTTTCAAGGCCCTCCTTTCTGGTCTGCCCGCAAAAGTTCAACAATGCCCAGCAGGGCTAAAAGAAAGAGTTTCATGGCGGCCCTCAATAGATGGCCTTGACGCCCTGCTCCGTCAAAAAGTCCTTTTGTTCGTGTTTCACCTTGCGGGCGTACTCAAGAGCGGCGTGCATATCGCCGTTGCAATGAGCGTCCGGGATGCGCTGGACGGCAATGGCGGTGGCCTCAGCCAGAGCTAATGCCGCCCGGGTGTTCTGGATCAGCAACACCTCATTTTTCTCTCTGGCGGCCTCCCGCTTATCCCGGATTTCCTCCCGCTTGGCCATTTTGCGCTGGAGCATCCAGAGCCCCAGGGAGGTGATGGCCGTGGGGATGCCCAGCAAAGTGAGCAGGCCGCCCAAAGAAAGTTCAATAACCATGTAGGCTTTCTCCTTTACAAAATGGAAAAGGGGCTGTTTTGCAACAGCCCCTTTTCGCTTGGTTTGGAGGACTTAGACCTCCACCTCCAGAGCCACCAGGATTTCCTCCACCTGGCTCTTGATGAGGCTGGGCACCTGCTCAATAGTCTTGAGCCCCTTAACGATGAGGGTAGCGTACACAACGGCCATACATTCCACCTCCTTTCTCAACAGGATATATAGCAATAACTCACGGAGCTTACACATGGCTGTTCTCCGCAAGCAAAGCCTCCACATCATCCCGGAGCTGAGCCGGGACATCATCCAGGGTCTTGAGGCCCTTTTTGATTAGATCGGCATAGACCTTTGCCATGTCTTACACACCTCCCAAAATCAGCTCATAGACTTCACAGAGCGCAAGCTGGGTGTCAGTCAGCTGAGTTTCCGCCGCTGTCACCTTTTGCCGCAGCTCCTCATTTTCTTGGGTCAGCTCCTCAATGGATTTCTGCCGGTTGTGCAGGTCTTTGAGGCTCACCTTGTTCACTTTCACGCCCATTACTGAAAAGCACCTCCGATGTTAGTGATGTAGCCGCCGGTGTTGCTGCTCCCCCGGCTCACGGTCAACTTAAAGTTAAACGCAAAGCCGTTGGTGGCGGTCTTGTTGGTGAAAATGTGGTTGTTGCCGTTCTTAATGTCGGCGGTGGCGTCCTCCCAGACCGGCTCATCATCCAGGGCGTTGTTGGTCACCAGGACCTCCAGGTCTGCATCACCGGGGATGGAGCCCAGGATGTTGAGCACCATGACGGTGATGGTGTCATCGGCGTCAATGGGCTCTGCCATCGTGATGGAGGCCTCATAGACCGCCTTGGTAAAGGTCACGGTGTAGGGGGTGCTGTCCGCCTTGCCGTCATTGGCCACCACCTTGATGGTGTGGGCACCGTTGAGGACTTTCTGCCAGTTGGCCGCTGTGACGCACTGGACGGTGTTGCTCTGTCCCAGGGTGACGGTGTAGGTCCGCTTGAGCACATCGTCCAGGTATTCTTTCACCGTCACCGTGTCATTGTCGGCATCGGTTACGGTGTAGGTCAGGTCAAAGCCGTCCTCCTTGGTCCCCAGATCGGTGCCGGAGGTCGTGGAGCTGGTGATGACCGGGATGGCGTTGTTGTCCACCGTCCGGGTTTCGCTGGTCACATAGGTGCTGGTGGCGTTGTAGCTGTCATAGGAGCGTACACGGTAGGCCACAGTGTTCCACCCGGCGGTGATGGTGTCGGTGTAGGCCAGGGCGGAGCCCTTATAGATTTGTGTCCAGGAGCCGCCG